AAGATTAAGCCCTGTCTGACCATACCCACCCAGAAGGCTTGCAAGGGCATTGCCTTGGTTTAGAGCGTAACCCTCCAGCCCTGTTGTAGCTCCACCAATCTGAGCCGCTAGAAGCTCACCAGCTCTAGCACGTTGCTGGGCTACGTCTCTAGCCGCTGTGCCTTGTGCGTTAGCGATATTTGTACCAGTGGAAGTGGCGAGATTCGCCAAATTTGTGCCGTATTGACTACGCTCACCAGCCAATGCGCCTCTCTGGCCTGAGATATTTTGAGCTGTGTTCATTCCAAGGCTTGCAAGGTTAGTCCCCATGCTGGTTTGGATTCCAGCACCAGTGCCAGCCGCCTGAAGCCCCTGCCCAGACAAGGAGCGAAGGTTTTGAATCTGCTGCTGCAAGCCCTGTGATGCCAGCCCTTGACCGAAGCGAACAAGCTCTTGCTGTACTCGTCCACCACCAAGGCCACCAGTAGCAGCAGCGCCAGCCAATGTGGAACGCTCGCCTTGCTCTCTCAGGAATTGGACATAGGGGCTTTCTTGATACGCTTGGTTGAAAGCATCCCGCCCCAAAGCACCAGACAATGCCAATTCCTGCTGAAGCGCCGTTGTGCCAGCCTGCTGATAGGGCTGGATCATCTCACCAGCAGAGCCAAAGGTGCGCTCAATGTCGCCTCTGGCTTGTGTTCCTGCTTGTCTGAGGTCATCAATATTCAGATTGTACAGGCGAGCCACTTCCTCCATTGCGGGGTCAAGGTATCCTTTCGCTTCTGTTTGCGCCCCTCTGAGCGTTTGAGTGACTTGATCCAATCCTTCTTGCATGGACTGTTCAAAACCAGCTTGGCCGGTAGGGATATTCTGCGCTGTAGTCTGCTGATAGGTCTGGCCCATAGCGCGAGCAAATTGCTCAGGCGTTACCCCATATTCATCCATCTTTGCGCGAAGGATGGATGGATCAATATTAGGGTTATAGGCCATATAAGCGCGGATCGCTTCGTCCGTGGCATTACCCGGAGTCACGCCTGCCAAAGCCTGCTGATAGCCGAATTGACGAGTCACCCTAGCAGGATCAAGCCCAGTGGCGCGAGCAAGCTGCTCAGGTCTCACGCCAAATTGCTGCATGGCTTGATAGACTTGTTCTTCGCTGGCATTAGGATTCACGGCGAAAAAGTTTCTAATCGCCTCGTCTGGCACATTGCCAGCAGTAGACTGAGCAACTGACTGATTCAGGAACTCTTGTCGGACACGGTTAATATCAATCCCCGTTGCGCGAGAAAGCTGCTCAGGACTGACGTTATATTGCACCATCCCCTGATAGACTTGCTCGGCAGTCGCATCGGGGTTGGCTGCAAAAAAGTCTCTAATCTCTTGATCGCTGACAGCCATCTTTGTTTACTCCTACATCCCGCCGCGTGGAAGTTCTTGGCCGGCGAACAAGCCAGCAAGCAATTGAGGATCGTATTGTGTTCTTGAAGGCTGCAAGCGGCTGTAATCAATAGGCGTTCCCATGATCGCCGCACGCTGCAATGGAAGGCCAGCAAGCAAGGCACGTTGGGCATCCATGTACCCTTGTTGCGTCATTCCAGCAACGGGGCTATACAGCCGCCCAACCAGATCAAGCCCCTGCTGCATACCCTGCTGACGCATCTGCATCCCGCGCTGCATTGCTTGGTCTCGAATGTTCTGGGCATTTTGATACCCCGGAGCAAGCATCGTCATGGCCTGGTTGATTCGCTGCGTTTCAAGCTCATTGGCTTTACGAGTAGCATTTCTGGCCTCGCGGCGATCCAATGCGCCACCAGCCAAAGATGCCGCACCAGCTCCGAGCGCCGCCTTAGCAGCAGTTGAACCCATTAGCGCCTTTCCACCAGCCAAAATTGCAGTTTCAATACCCATACACCCACCTCTCTCCGAACTTTCGGAATTGCAGTGATTCTAGCAGTTTAACTAACCCTTTTCTCGAATCAGGGGCCGTTGTCCAAATAATTTTAAAGCCTTTTGAAACAAACCATTCAATGCCTTTTTTCATCGTCTCGCGTATTGACCCGCGATCTCGATAACGGCAGGCAACGTGAATCTCTATATCGTCATCGTTGACCTGCACAAGCACCAGCAGCTTTTCATCCATCATAAGGACTGCCCACTCAGGATGGATGCCAATCGGGTCAAACTGAATCAACCTTCTTACGGAAGGCTCGTTCAGAATCTCCAATGCCTCGGCATCGCTTGCATCTCTTACACTAATTTCCATCCCTGAGTCACATCCCCGCCAATGTCTGGAAGCATTTTTCGGTATTCAATCGAGCCAGCCGCGCCAGTGGAATCAATATAAAGACTGTACTGCCTTGCAGTCACAACACCTTCTGGACTTCCTGTGCCGATGATAGGAATGCTCAAAGAGGCATCAAGCGTCCAAGTCCTAAAAACTTGAGTCATCGTGCCATTGGCCTCGATGATAGGTTGTGCGGCATTCAAGCGTGGTGTTGTACTCATTTGGCACCAGGGATAATGTCGGCGGTCAATTGGATAATCACTGGCTTGACCGGATCGCTAAGCGTGAATCGGAACACTTCAAAACGACTCGCTCTGCCATTGCGTCTCCAGATAGCGCGACGATTATATTCACCGACCTTGCCGATCTTCCTCAGTCTTTGATCCGACCACGTTTTACCGTCATTGCTTCTATCCATCGCAATCACCGGATCAACGGAATCAGTATTCCCGACGCCTGATTCCACTGTGAGTTCAATCGACGGCACGAAGATTGACTGCATATTGTTTTGAAAAGGCTGTGTAGCAACGGTGCGGATGATGTTGTTTCCGTACTCTGTAAACAGATCGGGGTTGATCTTGCCAATGCGCCCGTCAATCTGATCGCCGCAGAAAACGTGGTTATAGGCTTGCGTCATACCAGAAATGCGATACCCGAAAAGCTGGTTGTCATAGTAGGACTTTCGCTCGTGCCATCGCTTTGAGGCGTGGTCATAAACCAGCGTCGAGTTAGGCAGCGCAAACGCAACGAAATACGCGCCATTCTGACTGTAGGCCCATGAATAGATATTCGCCAATTGGTCATTGGTCAGAGACTTGAGAATAAAGTCTATCGCCACCGAGGATATTTTCTGCGTGGAGTTGCCAGCAAAAGCCCAGATAGACGGAGATTCATTGATCCCGCCACCGACCCACATGAAGGTGTCTTGGGTTGTGATTAGCGAGTAAGGAGCGAAAACGCCTTTATCCAAAAACAAGCCGGTTCGCTGGAAGGGAAAATCAGAGCCGCCGATATTCTGGAAGGCCTCAAAGGTCTGGCTCCCTGAGATAAACAACTGATTCTTGAACACGATGGGAGCCACGATCACATCAGGATCGGATTCTGCCGTACCATAGTCGAGGGCATTCCAGCTTAGGCCATCGTTTATAGCTGATACGATGAATTTCTTAGTATCCGTCGAACAGACAAAGTAGCCATCCACGAACACCACAAACTGAGGGTTCCCGTTGGCATCAAAGTCGAGGTCTGTGATCTGGGAGAAAGTGTCGGTAACGTGGTTATAGATGTACCCATTACCACCAGGCACAAGAACCATCAACTGAGTGCCGTTATCAGCCATTGATACTCGCGCAGTCCCAGCGATAGTTCCCAACTCAACGAGGTCATAAACCTCAGCAGGGACGGTCGCTGTTTGATCCAGCCGGTACAGTTTATCCCCGTTCACAAAATAGGGCGCACCAGCCATCGTATGAGCGCCCCTGTTCGCTTGCAGCACAACACCGCTGGTCTCTACTTGCTCAATGCCCGGAGTGCCTCTAAGCGTCTCCTGAGCCAGCGCCGGAGCGCCCTCAACAACAACATACCAATTCGTGCATTCCTGCGCCGAGATCGGCAAGGAATTGGATACATAGAATCCATTTGTAATCGGCAGTTGAGATACAGGCATCAGAGGACGCTCAATACAGCGTTAACGGCAATCACGCTGTCAGTTGTAGAGCCATTTTGCACAAAAATTTCAAGGTAATCGTTTTGGTTTAGCGTACCGCTAAAGAATGTCGCTATTGCCCTTGGTGCACCTGCGGAAATGGTATCTGTCATCTTGGTGGATGCCACTGTACCGTTCTTGGCAATGTAAACAGAAATGGCATGGTTACTGCCAGATGATACGTTTAGGGTCACAATCGCGTTGGCAATGTGTCTGCTGGTCTGGCCTGTGTAGGTGATCCGGCCATTGGTGCTGGCTGTAAATCCTGCTGACACATCTCCCACAACAAATGTCGCCACAGCCTTGACCGGAGTGGCAGTTGAACTAATCGTTGTCGTTGTGGCATTGCCCTCCACAGAGACAGAGGCGTAAGTAGCCTCGCTGGTGGAGCTGATCTCAATCGTTTGCCCGCTTGTTGCTACAGCAATCCCCGTCCCGCCTACCAGAGAAACAAACGTAGGGCTGGCCGCAGAAATGTTCTGCATCAAAGGCTCGCCAGTCGTGTTGACCGAGAAGTTGTGAGCGATCTCGATGCCGTTATCAGGGGAGACGTTGGTGACAATACCAGCGCCATCCTCGATGTTTCGAATGAAATTGTCCGTACCCTGAATGTCCAGAATCGGAGTGCCTGATACAGCACCATCCTGGGCAATCGTCCCCGTGACCCCAAGGCCGCCAAGGAAGTTGTCATAGGAGATTTTGTAGTTGTAACCATTGGCAAAGAAGCCAAGGTAAGAGCCTGACAAGATACTGGCCTGGGCCGTGAAGTCGCTCTGCTTTACACCATAGGCGCGATCAACCATTTGTCTGATTCTCCAATGCAATCGTTCCGATTGTTTCAGCTAGGATGGACTCCTCACTGTCGGGGTAGAAGTTCCAAGTCCAGCCATAGCCAGAATCGTTGTTACCAGA